CATACCGCTCGAATTCTTTTTCATAAGTATCAGGGAGATACTGATTCAAGAAGTTGAAGTCGGTAATATAATTTGTTTGTAACGCCACCTGTTCAGCACTAGGTTGTAGTGCGAATGTGGGCGATGCTGCTACTTGTCCGGCCATTTTTTCTAAATTTTAAAGTTAAGTCCTACGTGGACTACGAATTTTTAAACCCCTCCCGCTTGATTGCGAGACGGACCTTACCTGCATCCCGTCTTTTTTAGAGGACACCTGAGGAACTGAACGGTCAGACATATTGACATTCTTAGTCTTCTTCATTAAGTCCTCAACAGCCTCCGCTCTGCCTTGCTCTAAAAAGAACTGAGCAAATTTGTCGGGATTCATAGCTACAGCTAAAGAACGATGATATCCCTGAGCGTCATTCATCAGGCCGTTCTCGTCAGTGAATTTCTTAATCCACGGTAACGGAGAATCTTGCTGCTTCCTTAACTCAGTTTTATCGGAAGGAGAAAACACATAGGATTTGTTATCTAGTTGGAACTCAAAACCTTTGAATCCCTCTGTAAATACCTCATCGGTTTTATTAACAAACCAATCTCGCCTACGTGACACCTCTTCCGCTTCATCTTTAGCTTTCGCCACATACTGCTTATACTCGTTATAATCTTGAGAAGACTCTAGAGATGGGTTACCCGCTGACTCAGCAGGGACTCGATATTTCTCTTTAGCTTCCTCAAAATGATTCTTAGCTTTCGCAACAATTTTTTTCTGCGCTAAACGCGTCTTTTTAATAAAGTCCTCATCATCGAGGTCTTCGTCATATATATAGTCTTGAAGCATAACTTCAAGGTCGTCATCATCCATACCCTCCTCCATCTCGGTCTCACGCAAATAAGCAGTAATGAGGTCTTCAGGCTCCATACTAGAGTAATCCTGATTCAACTTCATGAAGTCATTAATACCACGGCCCGTCTCTTTCTTATATTTAAAAAAGGCAGACATCTCCTCATCCATATCCCCATTGGACTCACGAGCTTCCTTTAAATCTTCAAGAGAATTAATTTTTATACCTAAACGAGAATTAATCTCGCTAAGTAACTGCTCTTCACCAATCGCATTAGTCGTTTGAACTTCATCCTGAACTTCATCCTGAACTTCTTCTTGAGGGGCTTCAGGTACATTCCTTAAATCTATTCTTTGAATATTACTCTCTTCAACTACCTCAGGCTCACTAAATTTTGCTTCATGAGCTTCAAGGAGCTTGGACTCTTGCTCTTGAATTGATTGAGTCTCAATAGACTCTACCGCTTTTACTTGAATTCCTTCCATTTGATTTGATTTGTGCGAAATTAACTAATTTATTCTACTTATCGTGGGTCGAATTCCGCTAAGTCAAAGCCATCTAGGCTGTCCTCATTGGATTCGAATGAAACCGCAGGTAAATTATTCTTTCTCTGATTTATAAGTTGAGACTGCTGAGTATTCTGCTGACTAATTCTTTTGGATTTAGCTGTCTCTCTTTGGTCTTCACGCCCCTGCACCTTAGACTCTATTATATCCTTAAGCTGCATCTGATAGCTAAACTCTTCAGCCATCAACTGACTCTTAAGCTTAGCCTCTGCCTCTTGCTTCTCAATTTCAAATGCAATCTCAGCCTGCTTAAGCTGCATCTTACCCTGAAGTTCCATCTGCATCTTTTGCATAGCACCTTGTTGCGCCGCTTGCTGTGACTGAAGGTTCTGTTGAGCTTGAACGGCTTGCTGTTGCATAGCCATACGCTCTTGCCGCTCCTGCTTAGCAACTCTCTTTACTTTAAGGAACTGATTAGCAAGCTTAAGATTTTTAATCTCTCGAATATCAATAGCATCCTCAAGATTAATGTCTCCCTTAGAAAGAGCCATCTGAATATTCTGCTCAAGCTGTGCTTTTTGCTCCTCATCAGGAGTCACATCAATAAATATTCCAAAGTCATATATATACAAATCATTCATGTCCTGTAAGACAGCAACATTGTACTTGCCAATCTGATTTATAAATTGGTCTTTAAAGTCTGCATACTCAAGGATATCTGCTATTCTATAAGTTAAACTTTCAGCTAGAGTACGGAACATATACAAGCTGCCATCAAGGATATGACGGGTTGCCGTATTAGAATTGAGTGCCGCAAGTTTTTGAACACCTACAAGTGAGTTGGGGTCAGGAGTAGAACCATCCCTAGCTTCATTAAGACCCGTGACATCACGAATCATCTGCATATAGTGATTCATATTCTGAATCAACATCTGAGTTTTTCCTGAAGCACTACTTGACGTAAGTTGCTGAATAGGAACACGTCCCTGATTGTATTCTCCCTCCTGAGTATAGCTTCTGCCAATTACACTACCTGTTTGGAAGAACAAACGCAGGGCATCTGATGGATTGTAAGCGTTCCCCGTTCCCAAGTCTACCTCATTAAGACCATCAGCATCAATGTATACACCGTCAGGTACCGTTCTAGCAATAACTTGCTGTAGCTTAAGGTGGGTAATCTGAATTAAATCAGCGAATGGAATCATGCGCCGAGTTAAAGATTCAATCACACCCTTATACATACGAGGAGCGACGGCAGTATAATTAGGAAGGGCATGCTGAGATGCAGACTTAGGGCGAACCATATTCTCTGCCATCTCCCACTTAAGCAGGATGTTAGTTCCCATAATCATCACCCCATCATACCACACGTCAATAGTCTTCTCAAGTTTTGTAAAACGACCCTCTTCCATCATCTCCTCAGGAGGATTAAATTGGTCATCTTTTTCAATTACCCTTGAGTTGTCGTTATCTAAGTCCTTCTTCTTATAGACAATCTTCTTAGTTGTCTTGTAGTTGAAGTACATAACAGTAGTCGTATCTCTATAGAAGATATCGTTGTCATAGTACTGAGCTACGTTATAATAGTCATACCAACTCTGTCCCGACTTAGAAATAACTTCTAAATCTTCAGTAGTAAGGCTAGGGTCAATCTTTAAAAGCTCAATAATAGGAACAGTTTTAATCTCTCCCCAATAAAAACAATCTGTAAAGTGAGGGTCTTCGGTATAGCTGTATACCACGTTGGCCGGGTCTACATACTTAACCTCTACACCGCTTCCCTTTAGGAATTCAGTCTTAGCAACTGATATACCTATAACGGTTAGGTCATAATCAAGACGCTTACGAAGGTCATGGTAATGGTTCTCTTCAAGAATAGTATTGATAGCCTCCTCCTCTGCAATCTCAATAGCGGGCTTGTACTTAAGCTGCATGTAAAGCTGAAGTTCTTCATCAGAGTTAGGAAGCTCATCAGAAGGAACTATAAATGGGTCCACCCCACTTTTCTTTTGTATCGTCTCTAATAAAGGCTTAGCCACCATCTGAGCTTCAATAGTGTCTTGAAATTTGCTGCGACGGGATTGAGACAAAGCATCCTGAGCATATGCCTTAACTTTAAAAAGACGCTCTGACATTCCGTTAACTACAATGTCCACGAATTTAGGCAGAATAGGAACAGGAGTCCAATCAAGATTCAGATAGGACAAGTCACCATCAACAGCTAATTCGTTTTTATATTTTGCAACAGACTGCTCTCCACGAGCGTACAATCGTAGGCGGTGAAAGTCTCTCCATTGGCTGTAAAACCTACATTGATTCCCATCTTTTTTGAACCATTCATATTGAATAGCCTGACCTATCTGCAGGCCAAATTCATCAGTAGCTTTCTCCGCATCCGATACAAACTGACTTGGAAAGCCTGTAGATGAAATATTTATAGTGACTTCCTTCATCGCATTATCTCACTTGTATTTCCCGTGTTAGTGTACCGAGCGAAGTTAACGCTAATTTTTCTTTGTTTCTGTTCCGGTAAATACACATGCTTTTGGGTTGCCATAATAGCTAATCCTGAACTAATGGTTGCGTCATGAGCTGTACGATTGCTTATATCAAACTTAGCCCAATCTTCAAGAGTTCTAACGAAAGGCATCATGCCCATCTCGTCCTTATCCCTAAAGCTTCCTTCTAAATCAAGACCTACATGTTTTTCAATGTAAGACTCTACAGCAGATGCATGAGACTGCTTTACATCTTCACTTGAATTTGGAATACCACCTAGCTCCTTCTCTGTCTTCGAGAGTTTAATGAATGTCTTGTCAGGTCGGTTCATACAAAACCCACGATACCCCCTGTTTTTAAAGTGATACAGAAGCCTAGGCTTGTTATTCTCAATTAGGATTGGCATACCATAGAACACACAGGCCATTAAGACATCCTCAAAGAAAATCTCAGCGGTCTGAGGACGAGCGATATACTCTAGGAAAAACTCATTACTTGGAGCATCCTCCATACTAAATTTAGTAAGACCATGAAGAGCACCGTTAGAACCTCCTCCGCCCACTACTCCCGATATGTCGTAGGAGTCACATCCGAAAGCTCCGATGTGCTCATTAGCAGGAACTTAACCCCATTCTTTTCAGTGATACCGTTTTGAAGACCCTTAGAGGGGGTCCATGTAATGTAAAACCTCCCCCTATTGTCAGGATAAAAAACGACCTGCGTATCAATCTTTCCATCCTTCCACCCAAATCTTCCACGAGTCACATACTGCTCGCGTATCAACGACTCAGAGTAATCAAGCTGCTGATAAATTTTAGTTAGATTAAATAACGAAGAATTACTCTCATCTCTAAAAGCATGAGATTCAGTTCTAGGGAACTGCCTATAGAATTCATTGAGAGCATCCGCATCATCCTTTAAAGAATCAACCTCAGCCTGCCAATAGTCTATAGCTCCATTTTTAATTTTACGGTTATCAATTCCCAACACGGAACTAGCGGGAGCATTTAAAACAGGATGACCATACCTATCTATAAATCCTTCCATGTTATACTCCATCGGAATGAAGAGAGAGTATAGACCGCTTTTAGTCTGTCCGTTAGCATTCCTGCTTTGAATATCCGAGTCTTCGTAAAGCTTTTTAAAATTACTTCCGCCCTTACTAAGTGCGTTTGAAGTAGAACCCATTAAGCACTTACCAATAATCCGACTTCCCAATCGGAGACACGTCTTAGTGACTCGCCAATTATTAAGAATGTTATTTGGCTTAATCCATTTACCGCTCTCGTCGTGAACTAAAAGCAAAAGCTTTTCTCCGTCATAAGAGTTGTCATCTGTGTTCTTCCAATCGATAGTGGTGTCAAGACCGTCTAAGTCTTGTGCCGCTACCTCGTGCATATTCTTCTTGGTAATCTTAGATGCAGGAATTCTAAATGCTAACTCTGTCTTTGGCTTATCCATACCATCCTGAATAGGCTTAAAGAAAAACGGAAGTCGATTGGCAAGAGGAACCACCTTATCCGTAAACATCTTCTTGGCGTCAGAACCTGTCTTAGACAATATCCCTACCCTTGAATCTTTAGCTAATGTTCCTGTGTTTACACATTCAGATGAACCCATAAAGGAAAATCCTGAACGCCTAATTTTTAAATAAGACATACCAAAAGACCTGTCGTCAGCCTTGCATGCTTCCCAAAAAATATAGAATATTCGGTTCGCCTCTCTAAAGTCAGGATATCCAACATCAATGGATGCCCACTGCAAATACATATAGTGCGCTCCTGTGATATAAGTGGGTATTCCGTTATTTATAAACCAATACCCCTGCTCCCTAAAATCAAACTGCTCTTCGATATAGTCAATCCAACTGTTTTTAAATGGAGACGGCATGTCGTTCCATTGGAATATAGATTGAATTCTCTGAAGAGCTTTAGGAAGTTCTTTCCTTTCCCAATAATTATTATCCTTAACTATCTCCGTAGGAGCTAGAGGAAGAGCTACATTAAGTCCTGAAATATTAATAACCTCCCCTATCTGCCCTGACCTAGAGATTATTATTACGTCATACTTCTCATTGTATCCATATTGCCACGTCTTAGCCCTGTTCTTATTGGCTAATACAGTACGAGGGATAAACCCCTCCATTACTGAATACAAATTATTTTTTAGCTCTTTGTTCTGCAAACCCTTGCTTACTATCGGTTCTACTTGAATCACTATGTAGCAAGTTAAGCGCTTCTTGTTCTGACTCTACCCTACTTAGAATATCAAACGCATCAAATATGCAAAGCTTCTTAGTCGCTGCCGCATTTTTTAATCGGTCAGCCGCTAATTCATCCTCCGGGTCAGGCTTAATAATATCCTCTTTAGCTACCCTTATAAGCTGCTCTACAGCCTGATGAGCTGCAGCAATAATTTGAACTTTAAGCTCTGTAGGAGTACTCATTATAGGGTCAGTGTTATCTGATGGTCATACATACGGTAAAGCTTTTCCCCGTCTACCATAAACTCATACTCCGAGTCGGGTTGAAAAGAAACACGGGTACCTGATACCACCCCTCTATCCATCAGATAATCATTAGGATACTTCATAATACCCATCAATGGCTCTTCTGATGTAGGGCGCATAATCATAGCATCCTCAGGAGGCACGGGCTTTACAAAACAATAACGAGAGTAAGGCTTCCAAGCTCCGTCCTGCCTATACATAAAGAATTGTTCAGGGTCTACTAAAAAAAGCTCATCCTTAAAAAAACTTTTCCCACTCTGCTTCTTTCCCTTAATGTCGTTGTAAAACTTAAAGACATTATGATGAACAAGAAGGGTATCTCCCTTTTTTATAGGACCTTCATATCCAACAGGGACTTCCTGAACTATAGCAAGCCTATTTGATGCAAGATGATTCTCCTCAGAGGTACTAGTAATTAGCTCCTTATCTCCAATCCTCTTCGTGTTATCATACCTTCTATCCCCGACAGGTTTAGCTATAAAAGAAAAAGGTGAACGCATTAAATATTAAGATTGTATTCTATAGAGACGGGCATAGTTTGACGAAACTCTTTCCATAGAAAGACCTCCGCTCCTTTCTCAATCCAAATAAGAATTGAAGATGTAACATCCTCCT